TGCTGTTAGCTACAGTAATCGGATTATTAACTGATAAAGATAAATTATGACACCAAAAGAAAAAGCGAAGGAATTAGTGGAAAAAATATGGGAAGTAAGCCCAGAGTACAATCAATACTTAGACAACGAACCTTTCTATGATACTGCTCAAAAGCAGGCGATTATAGCGGTAGATGAACTATTGGGCGTATTCTGCTGTGTAATATCAGAGGATTGTGAGGATAGCAAGCGTTGGGATTATTGGAAGGAAGTGAAAGATGAGATTAGCTTATTGTAGCTAATGCGGAACTAAACGAGCGTGCGCGAACGTTACGATGCACAAGTAATGTCGTTTAGGGGTGTTATAAATTTTCAAAAGAATGAAACAGTACAGCCTTTTTGATTACTGCCTATGCGAAGGACATGTAAATATTATGATGGACGAAGATTTTAACGTAATTTGCGTTGAGTGTAAAAAATTAATTTGATTATGAACACCAAAAGATTAGCATGGCACGGAAATAAATTAATATTCATTGAATACGACATAACAAAAGAAAGACCGTTAATAGATGTGGATTCTGATTTTTTAATAATAGCTGAAAGGGGGTGCGTTAGAGTTGAAGTTTATGTATCTGGATTTCCCGTTATGATTACACCAGAAGAGGCCGCGAATGAGTTGATTTTAAGGAATTAGTATGAATTATAAAATTGATTATATACCTTTATATCCTAAAAATCAATACATTTGATATTTAGATGAGCAAAGCAATATGCGTAGAGCTATTTTTTGAAGGCGACGAAACAGACAAATTCATAAAAGATTTAATAGCTAACGGATGGAATCAATTAGCCGAAAGCATGGCACACCAAGTTCAAAGACAATGTAAATGCGTAGATTGTAAATGTGGATTAAGTCAAGTTGAATAGTGACGAAAATTGAAATATCATTGACAGTATTGGTAATAGTGGCATTATTTGTTATTTACATGGTACACAAAGCAAAGGATATAATAAACGGAGAAGATGAATAAAATAAAAAATAGTTGTGGAAGTAAAGGTTGCCGAATACGCATTATATTGCCTCACGATAGCGGGGTTAAGCATGTTTCTTCAAGAGTGTTACAAAAAGCCAATGATACTAAGAAGATATTACAACCTAATAGCAATAACATATTTAAAATCGCAGCGTAAATGGATAAAAGAGTTAATGAAACCTCTGGGGCTTTGCGTTTACTGTCAGTCATTTTGGATAAACGTAGCGATATATCCGTTGTGCTTTCCCATAAACATTAGCGCAATACTAAGCATTGGAGGAGTATTTATCTCGATAGAATTAATAAGATGGATGAAGAAGTAAATAAAAAAGGGAGGCCATCAATCTACTCAGAGGAAATAGTAGATGAAATATGTGAGCAAATCGCAACAACATCACAAGGGTTAAACGAAATATGCAAAAGAGAGGGAATACCTAGTTTTAGAACGGTATTCAATTGGTTAAATGATGGAAAACATAATGATTTTTTGCAGAAATACACGCGCGCGCGAGAACAGCAAGCCGATTTATTAGCCGATCAAATAATTACAATAGCCGATGACCACGCAAACGACACAATTATTAACCCTAATAGCGGTGAGCCTCAAATGAACGCAGAATGGGTAGCTCGTTGTAGAGTTCAGATTGACGCTCGTAAATGGAAAGCATCAAAGTTAGCTCCCAAAAAATACAGCGATAGAGTTGTTCAGGATGTCAATTTAAACACTGAACCTCCTTTATTCCCAGAAAATAAGGATTAATGTTCCAACGAACGACCGCTATAAATAAAATCCTAAAGCTAAATAAAAGGACTAAGGCTATACAAGGCGGTACAAGTGCAGGAAAAACATACGGAATACTTCCAGTTTTAATAGATAAGTGTTTAAAACAAAAAGGTCTAGAAGTTTCAGTAGTAGCCGAAAGTGTGCCACACCTTAAAAGAGGGGTAATAAAAGATTTTAAAAAAATATTGGAATCAACGCAGCGATGGAGTCGCGAGCAATGGCATAGCACCGATAGCAGGTACACATTTAGGAATGGCTCTTATGTTGAGTTTTTTAGTGCTGACGATAACAGCAAGTTAAGAGGGGCTAGGAGGGATATTTTGTATGTTAACGAGGCAAACAATATAGAATTCGAGTCATATTCCGAATTATCAGTAAGAACTAAGCAGGAGGTTTATTTAGACTGGAATCCTACGCACCGATTTTGGTATCATGAACACTTAGAGGGTGACGAGGACTTGGATTTTTTAATATTAAATTACTTAGATAACGAAAGTTGCCCTGAGTCTGCAATTGAATACATACTGAAAGCTAAAGAAAAAGCAAAAACAATACCTTACTGGGATAATTGGTATAAGGTTTATGGTTTAGGTCAGACTGGAATGTTACAAGGTACGGTATTTAGTAACTGGACTACAGGAGAATTCGATATATCGCTACCATATTGCCACGGCTTAGACTTTGGTTTTAACCCAGACCCTTGCGGACTTGTAAAGGTTGCCGTAGATAAAAAGTCAAAAAAAATATATTTGGAGGAAAAGGCATACTTAACCAATCTTGGAACAGACGATATAGAGACTCTTTTAAAAAATCGAATAGAAAATAATGGTTTAATTATAGCCGATAGCGCGAGCAAACTAACTATACATGATTTGAGGCAAAGAGGAATTAACATACAAGCTTGCATAAAAGGGGCTGGCAGCATACTTGCAGACCTTAAATTAATGATGGATTACGAATTAATTGTTTGCGGGGAAAGCCCAAATTTAAAAATGGAACTAAATAACTACATTTGGAACGACAAAAAAGCGGGAATACCCATAGATAAATACGATCACTTAATTGACCCAGCTAGATACGCTTTTAGGCGGCTTACTACATCGGTTAATATTTGGGGTTAAAAAAATGTTTTAACTTTGCTTAAATGGCTTGGTGGAATTTTAAAAATTGGCAGAGAATTGGTTTTAAAGACGAAACCAATCACAATGTAATCGGATTCGAAAAAAAGTATCGAATATCACAAGACGTAAAAGAGTGGGCATTTGAAGAGGCTTATGCCAGAACAACTGACGTTTACTCCATAACCAATAAGATTGTCGACAACGCAAAGACTGTTCCTTGGATTCTTAAATTAAAAAGAGGCGACGATATAGAAAATGTCACTCAAGGTGAATTATACGACCTTATACAATATCCGAACCCAGAGCAATCTAGAGTAGAATACACCGAGTCAGGGTTAAAGCAGTTACTTATCGGAGGCAACATGTTTTACAAGTCATTAGTTCCCTTTGGAATGACTAAACCCACTCAGACTATGTTTTTGCACCCTCAGAATATCGAGATCAAAACAATGCTTGAAGGAATGGTAATGCGTCCTAAAGGTTATATCTACCGAATAGATGGCAAGGAATTTAAGATTGAACCCGAAAAAATAACGCACGTCAAATATTGCAATCCTACAGATTATGGCATTGAATCGTTAGAAGGGCTTTCCCCTGTTGTGGCAGGAGCATTAACAGTAATGGGGCTAAATAATAATCAAACGGCTAGCGCGTCTATATTAGAACATCAAGGAGCGGCGGGTATATTGTCAAATGAAAGCGAATATCCCGCTACTGCGGAAGAGCAAGAAAAGCAGCAAGAAAATTTTGATCGAAAGATGGCTGGTGCTACACTTTTTGGCAAAATTATTCAAGCTGCGAGCAAAGTAAAATATACTAAGCTAGGATTAGACCCAACTCAATTAAAGATTATTGAAAGCAAAGTATTAAAAATGCGAGACTTATGTAATATCTACGACGTAGATTCAGTGCTATTTAACGATAAAGCGGCAAGCACCTTCAATAATATTAAGGAGGCTAAAAAATCGTTGTGGACTGGCCCGGTTACCGCAGCGAATCAAATGATTATTAATGGATTTGACAAAGAGGTGGTTCAAAAATTCAACATTTCTGAATTCCCTAACGGCGAAGCAAAATATTATATTGAAGCAGATTATTCAGATGTCGAAGCTTTACAAGAAGATGACCTGAAAAATGCGAATAAGGGCAAAGCGATAAGCGAGATAATAATTAAAATACTAACAGCCGAAATAACTACAGATGAAAAAGTAGCAGCATTAATGAAGTCTTTAAACATGTCAAGAGAGGAGGCCGAATCTCATGTATCAATGGTTGATAATTAGAATTAACTAAATTTGTATCAATGAAACAAAAAAATAAAATAGATAAAGAAGAGTTAAAAAGGCTTAAACGTATTAAAGGAAAGGCGATTAAAGAGCAAAAAATTGTAAAGAAATGAGAATAAAACTACCTGAGTTTTCTAGTAATAAAGAATTGCATAAATACATTATAGAAAACAAAAAAAGCCTTATTGACCAGAAGAAATCTATGCCCATTTTTTCTGATTGCGTTAGTTATGGAGTTTCTCAAATAAGCAAAGCTGGTCAAGTTTCGACTAAAGCTAATTTACCTGTTCAAGGAGATCAGGACACTTTACGTGTAAGGGTTGTAGCAAATACAGCTAATTGGATTGATTCTCATGTTGACATGTTGCTGCCTGATTCTGCGAGTAAATCAATTTCAGAAAGAAAAAATATAATTCCTCATTTACATGACCATATACACAAAATAGAAGCCAAGGTAGGTGAAGTAGTAGATATTACCACGCCTAATTTAAGTTTTAGTGAATTGGGTATTCAAGGTGTAGGGTCAACACAGGCAATTGTATTCGAAACGGATATAATGAAATCCTACAATGAAGCAGTATTTAATCAATATAAGCAGGGGCGAATAAACCAACATTCTATAGGCTTGCAATATATGAGGTTAGATGTTGCTATAAACGACGAAGAAAGCGAAAAAGAGTTTGATTTTTGGAATAAGTATTACCCTCAAGTAATTAACAAGCAGGCCGCCGATGAAAGAGGGTTTTTCTGGGTAGTTTCAGAAATTAAACTGATTGAAAACTCAGCGGTGCTATTCGGGTCAAACGAAATAACACCTACGCTGGATAACAATGTAAAAATATTGGCGCCGTCTAACGACACCCCAAATCAAGAGCCGCTTAACAGCACTCAATCTAATTTGAAAACAATTTTATTAAACACAAATAAATAATTAAAAATGATTTGGATAAAAGACGGTAAGTTCACAAAGCTTACTAATGAGCAAATTGAAGGCCTTTCAGAAGAAGAGGCTTTGAAGTACGCCAACGCTTTAAATGAATATAACATTAAGGCAGGTGAAGAGATTGGCAAAAAAATTAATGAGCTAATGTCTGACAAAGAGAAAAACGCGGAAGAAATTAAAGCTTTGCAAAATCAGTTAAACGGAGTTGATTTTAATATTTTAAAAGATACCGTTACAACTGTTAAGGCAATGGCAGAAGAAATGACCCGAATGAAAGAAGAGGGCAATGATATTTCTGATTCTAGTTTTAAAGGAGCATTGAAGAAAGCATGGGATTCTAATATTTCTAAGTTTGAGGAAGCTTCTAAAAGCAGAACGCACCACACTATTGAAGTGAAAGCTACACAGACTTACGGGGACATTTCTGATGGTGAAGATTTTGCTCAGTTTAGACCAGGGATTGGCGATGTTCCAGTTCGTATGCCTAAACTTAGACAGTTGTTTAGAAGTATTCCAGTATCTACTGAGTTCTTAAAATATACTGAGCAGGATACGGTTGTTCGAGATGCACAAAACGTTGCTAAATGTGCGGAAGTAACTTCATCTTCTAAAGAAACAATCATTGTTAGAGACATTCAGACAAAAGTGATTAAAGATCAAATCGATTTTTGCCGATTGTTTATTTCTGATTACCCTTTTATGGAATCAAGAGTTGACAAACTGTTGAATGAGAGTTTAGCACTTCGAGTTGAGGAACAAATTCTATTAGGTGATGGTACAGGAGAGAATACATTCTCTATTGATTCTGTTTCATCTACGTTTAACGCTGCCAATCCTGCTTGTGATATTTCAGCAAGTGTTCAGGCTGCAACTTATGTTGATTTGATTCTTGGAATGGAAACTCAGATTGTAGAATTAGGAGATCAAAATGCATACGTTCCTGACACGGTATTAGTGAACAAATGTGATTGGTTTGTTTTCGTTCAATCTCGAAAAGATTTGAACAATAACTACTTAGATGGAAGGGTAACCATGGTTAATGGTGTTCCTACTGTTGGTGGTATGACTGTTGTTTGGTCGCCTCTAATTCCTCAAAACGAGGTTTACGTATTCGATTCAACTAAAGGTGAAATCGTAGATCGTCAGTCTTTGACTATTGAGGTAGCCTTTGAGAATAAGGATAACTGGGAAAAAGAAATTGCCACTATCAAAGGGATGGAAAGGTTAAATTTCTTAGTATTGAATAACAATGCTAACGCGTTTATGCACGCACCAGATGTTGCAGCAGCTATTACAGCTATTACAGCACCTTAATACTAACTAGAATAGGGGGCGTATTAGCCCCCTTTTCACTTTACTTTAAATATGTTTATTGAATTTGTAAAAGATCACCCTCAAGGAGTTAAAAAAGGTACTTTAGCTAAAGTAACGCCAATAGCAGGAAAAAGGCTTATTGATAGCGGATACGGAAAAGAAGTTGAAAAAGGCGACTATCAAGCTTATTCAGAGCTTATGAAAGATATGGCTTCGTCTAGAGTAAAGGAATTTGCAAAGATTAAAACGAAAAGATCATTGGATGCTAGAAAAAGAGCGAATGGTAAAAAGTTTACTGGGGAGAAAAAAGTAGGCAAGCCAGACGATGGTAAAACTTCTGAGGCTCAGGATAAAAAAATCGCAAAAGCAAAAAAAGGCAAAGAGGCTAGAGATAAAGTAACTAAATCAAAAGCCGCTAAAAAATAATAATGGGTAAATTCGTAACAACGGATGACTTTATTGATGGTCAGGTTAGAATAAGCCAGACCAACAACAGTAAAAAGCAGCTAAACACTGTTATTGATATTCAGGAGGTTTATGTGCTTCAAGAGTTAATGGGAAGTGAATTATACGCGCTTTTTATAGCTGATTTAGATGTTGATAATCAACCGCAAACACAACGATTTATAGATATATTCGACGCCTTTTATGATGATTCGAACGTTTCTAACTATTACGGGTGTTGGTGTGGCAAGGCATACAGATCGGAAGGTATACCGCAAATGCTTCAATGGTTTATTTATTGGGAGTTTGCCAAAGATCAGCCCTTTCAGAATACCGCAGTAGGAACAGTTAGGAACGTAGAGGAGAACAGCGACATAGTTAATGGTAGCAAATACGGATTACCTATGCAATACAATAAAGGGGTAAAATCTTATCAAGCCATAGCTAGGTTTATGATAGACAACTCAAGCGATTATCCAGAGTACAACGGAATCGCTAAAAATGAAATTGTAGCAGTTTTATAATGGCTGTTTTACCCAGAAATACGGTTGATATTATAGAGCAAATAGTGTCAGAAATGACTCCTGACTTTGTAATAGGCAGCAAAATAACTAA